ATTATTAATTCTTTGTATCCATTAGGGCCGATGATACGGCTATCGTATCTATGACTCATTCTGCACTTATGACAATATAATCGTGAAAATTCTTATAACTATCAGCATATTCCACACAGGATTTGAAATCCCCCGCATGGTCTACATAAGACGAATCGATAACAAAATACTTACCTTCTGGGACAGGAGATGGTTCTGATCCCTTAGCTAAATGGGTGGAGGAGATCCTCCAACCCTCCCCATCGCTCTTAACTATTGTTTTAAACCTCACAGCATCAGCAGGATGGGCATCTTCACCATACCAACTAAGCATTTTATCTAGCTGCCATTTAGTAAGGGTAACATGGGCATCCACTTTCTCTGGCGCAACGACCTTGATAGTCTCTTTAATTTTAACCTTTGGTTCTTTATAACCATGCCAAGCAGCCACACCCCATAAGGGCAAACAAACAGATAAGAATAATATTGTCTTTGTCATACGCCCCCCATTATAGGGACTCAAAGCTCTTTGGCAAGCACATTATTCACTTCTCTTCTAATAATGACAATAGGGTCATCGTAAAAATTACAATCTTGTATTCTAGCTTTATTATAACCCCAGTAATCCAGAGCGCCTTTTTCGTCATTAAACTCTGGAGTATTTGGAATAGGTTCGTATATAAAACCTCGATCTTTAGCAATTATGTGGACTTGCCTATAGTTCTTCATTCTTAGAATGCAAGCTTAATAGCTCTAGAAGTGCCAGCTAAACCTAGATAGGCGTTATTGTCTTTAACTAAAGCAGCGGTTGAATACCCTGTTCCTAAACTCATGATACCAGACCCCTCTTTAGCGGTGGGGTAGCCATCCATAAATTCATACTCATAATCTTTCCACTGAACCTCATAAGTCTCTGGATTGACCCTGAAACATTTAGTATCTGCCCAGAACGCACTATAAACCCAACCATCAGGAGCCAAGAACCCATGAAAGTTTTTATTCTTATTAGCTACCGCAAGATAATCAGCTGGTAAATCAATCTCCTCATATGTGTCATCAGAACAATTAATAATTAAAATCTTTTTACCTTGCCTTGGTAAACAAAACACTTTGTCAACAGCTTCTACATAAATCGCACCAACGTATTTATGAGTCCACCCTGAAACTCCTGAAGTAGCTGGAGGCCCATCCAAGTAAGAGAAAATACCAAACTTATCAATCTTAGCGACACTAGTGCCTAATACTTGAGGCATGTATATCTCGCCTTTTTTATCTACGGCAGCACCCCAGATATGATTACAGAATGTATACCGACTAGGTTTCTTGGGAGTAATAGATGCTACTTCACCAGTATTTGTGTTATAAGAAAAGATATGCAAGGTCTTCGTATAAGAGGGCATATAAATAATTCCATCATTACCTTCTGCCCCAGATCTAATTTGAGGGCAAGAAGTGAATTTGTTTTCTAAAGTTATAGAGCCTGTCTTCCTACCTAATTTACCAATAGAAGTCTGGTAAGCTGGCAAGAAATATGTATAACCATCGGAAGCTTCGACATTCCCAATGAAGCCTTTATAGCCCACACTATTTCTCTTTATAGAATCTGTAGATGTATCAGTCTCGATATGCATATCAGATTTGTAACCTAACGAATGTATAATACCTTCGTCATCAAGAGCCATAGTGCGAGTCTTTGTCAGGTTGCCAACTATTTCGTTATCTAGATATTTAAAAGTCGGCCAAGAATTAGAGTGTAAATTAGGAATAGAAGACCCAATCCCGACGCTAGACGATCCGATACCCGTGCTAGACGATCCGATACCGACACTAGATTCAAGACTAGAAGCCTTATCCTTTAGATTCTCCAAACCCTTCAGAAGAGACTGAAGATTCTTTATTAATTTGCTAATTATACTGTAGAACATGATATTATCGACCTTGCCCCCTGTATTTCTTCTTGTAATTCTTACTAGATTTATTGGAAGAGTTTTTATTCTTTGAATGGACCCCTTTATTTTTAACCTTTTTCTTGGTTGGAGCCATTGATCCTGATGTTTTTTTAGCCATAATTATATTTCTACGTATTTGGGAGCAATCTCAGCTATCTCCTCACAAAGACTTTTTATCTCTCTAGAAGACATTTCTCTAGCAAGCCTTTTTAATTTCACGACTTCCCAATAAAANTTTTGATATTCCTCATTNTGATCTAAATAATTTTGAGTTTTTAAATCATAGATGAAAGCNTCATAAACTTCATACCTTGTAGAGTCTATACATTTTTCTATAGGCTCAAACAAAGAATTACCCACTACGTATGAGAATATATAGTTAGGATCGACTTCTATGTTTACTTTAGACATCCAACTATATTCCACTAATGAGATTTTATTTCTACTAGAAAATTCTAATTCTACTCCTTATTTTTGAGACATGCCTACGTTTTTCTAAAACAGATCCTCCTTCTCTGCTGCCAGCTCCGTTAGTATTACCCTCAATAGTCTTAACATAACCACTGGCATCTATATCTTCTATAGCTAAACCAATATGAGAGAATGTAAAAACCACTATGTCACCAGCTTTGATATCTTCATTAGTTGGTTTACGAAGTTCAACACCCTTACCTGATTGTTGTTTGGCCCAATTCTCAAAGTCCCAAGCCCCAGCGGTTCTAGGACGCTTAAAGTCATAATCTTTATCTTCTATAGCCTCCTTCACCAACCAGCAAATGAAAGCAGCGCACCAAGGCCACCCTTTATCTGAGTCTAACCAAGTAGCAGCTTTGTATTCATCGACTCTAGGGCCACAATTTGTCCCATCTACCTCAGAAACACCTATTTCCCTCTTAGATAAAGAGACCATAGTTGATGAGATACCTTTCCCCTCGTCTGGATCGCACTTTTTTGAAAGCTCTGAGAGTATAGCGTTCCAAGTGACAGGCCCATCTTGCCCATCAGCAGAGACACCGATCAAATTTTGAACGGCTTTAACTACTTCTTTTTTGCCTTTAAACTGCATAGTTTTATTTCTTGATAAACTTATCAGAGTTTCTTGCGAATTTTTCTCCGATCCGAATAATGCCCGTAATAACTTCTGGACTAATGACCCCAATGATACCATAAGTAATAGCTTTAGTTAGAGATGAAACGTCTGTTTGTTCTAGAACAAACCAAGCGATAGTCGCGGCTATAGCCGCTGTTACGATTTTTTTGAATTGTTCCATACACGATAAATCTTTGTTAGCATGTAATAATCTAGCGAACATAGCAGCGGCCCCTATTAAAGAAACAAGCCAACCACCATTTAAGAACTCTTTAATTATTGATTTTTCAGGCTCCATGTTTTATTAATTACACGGAATAAAAAAAAAGCCCCCCTTCGAGGGAGCTTTTATAACAATTTTTTATTATTGTAATGTAATCTTCATTAATCGAAAACTATTCGCTAGAATAAACTTCTCGTTCCAACCGACGAAAACGAGCATCTGAATGCCAAACTTCATCAGTTTGTGGAGTATAAATACCTTCTTCAGTCTGAACTGGGTGATTCTTCTCCAGTTTCAGAATAGAAGGCTGATAAATGTTTAAACTGTTTACGTTCGGTAGAGAGTCTCTGGCGCAAGAGGTCAGCCCTATCAGCATCATCATTAGCACCAGTTTGCCTAAGTTTTTCAATTTCATTGATAAGTTTTTCTTCTGTTTGTCGATGTTCTTTATGTAAATCGTAATAAAATTTATTATTTTTTATATTTAAAAACAATTCTAAAGATTTTAAAATAGATTTAACTAAAGAAAGCATCACTTTTTATCTTTATGATTAGAATCAAAGATGAGATTCTCTGTGAGATCATCATCGTAGACTTCTTTTACAACGCCTCGAATCGATTTAGCACAATCAATAGCCCAATCGCGAGAATTTTTTAACTCTGCACTGTAGCCGTGGTGATACTCACCCTTATTTGTATAGACCCTGTAGAGGATAGGTTTCGATTTCATTTATTTGGTATAAATTGTAAGGAAATGTTCCCTACATTGTTTTCATTATCAGAAATAAGTCCATTTAAAAGAACAGATTCAGAGAGGAAGTCAACCCCTTTTTCGTCTAAAAGGTAAATTTCTTCGTCAATAGCAATTTCTCTTAGTAATCCATGCTTAACTTTTCGAGTAGATCTAAGAAAAGCATCCTTACCAACTAGATGTTGAGTCGCTTTGTTTGTCCCTACTACTTTAAATTTAATGGTCATAATGTTTTTATTACAGAAAATTACAGTGTTATTCTCATCGTTGAAGATAATAGCGTTTTTGTAATATTTTTCAATCCATTTTTTGTAAGGACCGACTTTAAAAGTGCGCCTAATTTCACTTTTTAAGTAAGCTTTGTCAGAGTCTTCAAGAACTTTTTTTAATAAAAGACGCGCTGAAGATGCGAGTTTAAGACTACTAGCTTTCGAAGAAATACCAAAAATAAAAACTAAATCTAAACACACCCGCTCTTCTTTGACGAAAGAAAAACTAAATGGTCCATCTTCTTTTTCAGCTTTATAGACTTTGTAAGACGAAAACTCTTCAAATATACTTCTTATTCTATTGTCTCTTAAAGATTTCGATTTGAGAGAACAAAAATCATAAGGTTTTGATTTTATACAAAACTCATAAAAATATGGCCATACTTCGGCAACGTCTTTTACCTGTGTAATTTTCACTTCTTTTTTATATTATATAATAATAAAGTGTAATTTAAAATATGGCGGCAGAAGGAAAAAACAAA